TATCTCCCGATGACTCTCCATCAATGTCATCGCCAAATTGAGAATAATCGATTGTAAAAAGTTGGTTCTCGTATGTGTTAAAAAAAGAACACCCAACTAAGTAGTCAATATCATCAAATATATTGGTAGAAAATTCGCGCTGTTTACACAGATAACTACCATAATAATCCAGACCGTGCACGACCCCGTGGGTATGAAGTACACGACTTGTCAAATAAGAGAAAAACCCATCGACATATGAAGAATTATTTGTATTTAGTATCTTTTCTTCACACTCTTCCAGGGTTGAATTATATTTAGGAAGGTTGTGTGTTTTGTCTTGATGCACTTGATACTTTCCAGAGAGGTATCGAATCGGATCGAGTAACGGCGAATATTTCACAAAAATAGGGACATTATTTGTATTCCCATTATCGTCTGAAATGATCGTTTCTAAATGGTTTAGAGAACGGGTCTCGTAGCCGTCGTGTCCATGATCGGCATTTTCATCGTCAATCTGCATGGGATGTGAAATGATGTTTTGTAAGTAATACTTCTGGTTCAACTGAATTCCGTTATAATTCAGTTCATTCACATCAAAGAACCGTGAGTATATCGGGATATAATTCTGAATGTCATACAACAATGCAGGCTCAATTGTATCTGGGGTATATTTATGTTTTCGGTAATGAAGTTGGAATCTAGAGGAGGATGAATCCATGAAAGTTCCTAAATGTAATATGATTGATGAATAGAAGTTTTATATCGATTTTAAACGGGTGATGGGCTTCCATTCGTATAACGTAATAAATAATAATATTTTCCATGTTTATTAGGTTATTGGCTCTTCTTTTCATCGCCTCTCCATGAATTTAGAACTCGCAAAATTTGACATGAAGGCGATCAGTTTTCGACCTGATGAAAATAAAGGCCCAGTTATCGTGCTCATCGGGCGCCGTGATACCGGTAAAAGTTTCCTTGTACAAGATCTCATGTTTCATCATCAGGATATCCCCATCGGAACAGTTATCTCCGGAACAGAGGCCGGCAACGGTTTTTTCGCTGCACATGTGCCAAAACTCTTCATTCATGATGCTTACAATACAGCGATCATTGAGAATATTCTCAAGCGCCAAAAAGCAGTCCTAAAACAAGTAAAAAAGGAAATGGATACGTATAAGAAGTCATCCATCGACCCAAGGACGTTCGTTGTATTGGATGATTGTTTGTATGATAACAAATGGACGAAGGACGTCATGATGCGCCTCCTCTTCATGAACGGCCGTCATTGGAAGATCATGTTAGTTATCACAATGCAATATCCACTCGGTATCCCTCCAAATCTCCGCACCAATATCGACTACGTGTTTATCCTCCGTGAACCATATATTGCGAACCGTAAGCGAATCTACGACAATTACGCCGGTATGTTCCCAACTTTTGAGAGCTTTTGTCAGGTCATGGATCAGTGCACCGAGAATTACGAGTGTCTCGTCATCAATAATAACGCGAAATCGAACAAGTTACAAGACCAAATCTTCTGGTATAAGGCACAACAGCACGGGCCATTCAAGTTAGGCAGTAAGGAGTTCTGGGAAATATCGAAGAATCTCGGTTCTGACGATGAAGGAGAGCAGTCTTACGATCCAAACGCTTCAAAAAATAGCAAAGGGCCGAAAATCAATGTCAAGAAAAGTAAGTGGTGATAGTGAATTAGAAAACTTGATATCGATCATATGAAATCAAGTTTTTCAATATATTTAACAATAATTATTTCTGACTCAAGCCTCCGCCCCTGCGTCTGACGACAACTTCGACAATCCGTGGTCATTGTTCTTATCCATGACAACATCCTCGCTCTCAAAGAGCTCCTTTCGCATCTCTTCCACGGTCATTGTAACTGATTCAGAGTCATCTCCTGCATTCCAAATACCGCCACCGACACTCTCACTTGCACCACCATCGAGGTCACGCGGCTTTGCATCCACCAACGTCTCTCCATCCTTCGCCAACATCTGAGTCAACTTGTTTCCGCTCTCCTTTGCCAACTTGATATTCTCCTGGATCGCCTTGGCCTTCGTATCCTTGACACGCTTGTCAAACTCAGTCTTGGCCTGCTCCTCATTCTTCTTCTTCTCCGCCATCAACTGGTTCAAGGTCTCCTCCATATACTCCACGCGACCAGTCTTGTATGCGTCAGGATGAAACGGTACCCACATACCCACCGGCCCGACGAAAACATCGTGATTAGGATCCACCTCACGCAACATCTGGCAACGCAACTCGGCCTCTTTCTGCGAACCAAATACACCACGCACCTTCAAACCGCGCACGGATGTCTGGAAGTTGTGCTTCTCATTGAACTCATTTTCCAGGTCGTCTTCGTGCTTATCCAAGAAAGTCTTGTACTCATCATAGATATTCGTCTTTTGAAGCGTTTCCTTCTCTTCTTTAGCGAATTCTTGAAAATCAGCCGAAATTTTGTCAAAGTTGACATGGTACTTGAAGGATACGAAATTTAGGAACTGAATGAACTTCTCCATTGACTTTTGATAGTCCCAATAATGAAGAAACTTCTCAAAAAAGAAGTGATCCTTCTGCTTCAAAATGTGTTCCGGAGACACAAAAGAAAGACATGCGAACTTTTGACCAGCGATGGGTTTATCTTCTTCTAATAAGTCAATATATTTAGGATTAACATCACCAGATGAAGTGTTCTTTAATTCAACGCCTGTAGGAGGAGGAAAAGACATAGTGAAATAAAATGAACGACGAATTCAGAATTATAATATACTAGGTTATACTTTATTTAAGTGTTTTAACGCATTCCATTCCATTCGATTCCATTCCATTCGATTCCATTCGATTTCATTCCATTTCATTCCATTTTAATTTCTTAGCATTATTTATAATAAATCTCTCAAAATGTCCGGAGTTTTTGATTTAGGTGAACTCGTGAAGAGAACCATTAAGTATTTGGTCGAGGGTGTTATGGTTGCTATCGCCGCCTACGCCATCCCCAAGCGCAGTTTGTCTTTCGATGAGGTCGCTCTGATTGCCCTGACCGCTGCAGCTACCTTCAGTATCCTTGATACATATGTCCCCAGTTTGGCCGTTTCCGCAAGAACCGGTGCTGGATTCGGTATCGGCGCCAACCTCGTCGGTTTCCCCACACCTCTCCGTGTCTAAATAACACAATTCACGTCGTGCAATTTGAACTGCAGTGTTTTAATATATCCTTCGAAGTAGTATATATTAAAGAAGTATGGTTCTGTTACCAAGAATCAACGAATTTCGATCATGGATTGGAATGCCACCACCTAAAAAAGAAAGTGGCGCAGTTACTGAATTAAGAGAACGATTTGGTTCATATCATTATCATATCATCGAACGTGATCCCGACCGTTTTCGTATCTTCGTTGTTTTAGCAATCGTGTATATTGTCGTTCTTCTTGTTCAGCAAAAACGGTATTATTGGTGGTATCCGTCGTTCAACCTTACAATACCTGGAATCGGAATGGCATTTCCAGATAGCCGTGCAGAAATTCAGATCGTGATGTCTGAGTACATTATGAAACGAATGCCGAGTGACGTCTCATTTTTTCGCATGACCGACATGAATCCTGCTGCCGCATTTACATCTGTGATAAAATCCGACGAAATGACCGTGGAAGAAATGGACCGGATTATGACTAACTCGCGTGTTATGTTTGTAACAAGGTCGTTGAAATACTTTTACAATCGAGCGCGACCCTTTCAAGTTGCGCCAGAGATCATCAACAAACAAAATGGTACATTATTACAATCCGATTCAGCGAACACACCAGCGTACCCATCTGGTCACGCAATTCAGGCATATTATTTAGCGAAAGTCCTTGCGCGGAAATTCCCGGCAAAAACACAGGCACTCATGGAAATTGCTACCAAGTGTTCAAATATTCGCATCATTGCTGGTCTTCATTTTCCAAGCGACCGCGATTTCGGATGGTGGGTAGTTGACAACTATCTTACGGATAAATAGCATCGTCTATTGTGCACGGTTTATCGTCTACTTCCAGGCGGTGGTCTCTTTTTCACGAGATCCGTCATTAGTTTTTCATAATCAACGTTTCTTTTTTCAATGTCACTGTAACCGGCACGTTGTATGACACACAACGGGGTAATTAAGTACCATCGGTCTTCACGCTGAAGACGTTTCCAAAACGAGTCACACGCATACGCTTCTGCATTGCCTGGATTCGCAATGAGTTCTTTCAACCCATCCTCGAAATTCTGAATGAGCTTATCGTAATATCGACTGCATACAAGATAACATCCGGTAGTCTGACAATTTGCAACACGAAAACAGTCCGGAGCTTCTACTTTAAATGGCGGATAATTATTACCTGAGAAAAGAACGACATCCCACTCATCGTGAAACCGCGTGAGAAACGACGATACTTGATGAACCAATATCTCCGGATGAATGAGCAATGCGTCATCTTCGAACATGAGAATATGATCCCATCCATTCGATTTTGCAAGACGTAAACACTCGATGTGGCTTTTCGTACAACCAATCGCGCCACAATTATCGTCTCGAATCGCGGAAAACCGCGGGACCGGCGTAAATTTGAAATCCTCTGGATAAAGTGACGTCAGCTCTTCAAATTGTTTCTCGAATAATTCACGCCGGTCATTTCGCGTATCTAAATTGATATAGATCGCGTGTGTGATATCAGAGAACTTGCGCAACATCTAGTAAATGATTATTTTTGTAATGTTTAAACCATAATCGGCGAAAAGAATCAACTTAAAAATTATGACAGAAACAAGAATAATATGTTAACGATAACTGTGATGGGTGGATTGGGGAACCAGCTGTTCCAAATCTTTACTACGATTGCAGCTGCTCTTCGTAATAAAGATACGTTTTTCTTCATGCAACATGACGAGTTACCTAGATCATTTGGATTTTCGCGTTGTACTTACTGGTCTACCATGTTTCGCGGATTAAGAAAATACCTGACTCCGTCAACCGATGTCACTGAAAAAATGTTTCAATCATTAGTGCGTTGGGATGAAATCGGGTTTCATTATACGGAATTGCCGACAGAAACCCTGAAATATACAAAACCACTTCGTCTTCATGGATACTTTCAAAGTCATCGATATTTTATTGACAAATACACGGAAATATGCGAGCTCATCCAATTACGCCAACAGCAGAGTTGGATCAAACAAATTTACGGGAACGAACCGTGGAGTAATGAATACCCCGACAATCCAACGAAACAACGTATATTAGTAAGCATGCATTTTCGTATTGGGGACTATCTACAACTTTCACATATTCACCCTTTGATGCAGGTGGACTATTATTATAACGCAATCTTGCATATGATATCCGCTATCACTACATCAGATAAACGATACACCTTTCTCGTGTTTTATGAATCATGTGATAAGGACACTGTTATGAAAAATATAGATCATTTGAAAGAAAAATGCAGTAGAGGAGATATTACTTCCACATGTGATATCGAGTTTCAGTTTGTTCGTGAGACGATTGTTGATTGGCAACAACTTTTACTGATGAGTGTATGTGACCATCATATTATCGCAAATAGCACGTTTAGTTGGTGGGGTGCATATTTCAATCCCAATCCGGCGAAAATTGTATGTTATCCGAGTCGTTGGTTTGGTGAAGGTACGACACACGATACACGTGATATGTTCCCTCAAACATGGACGAAGGTTGATGTGTAATCATAACTTGAAAAAACATATGATCATTCTTGAAGGTATGAGAATATGTACAATATTGAAATTTTTTTCACGGCGTCGGTATAAACTCCCAATCCAGTTCAATACAGATCTTTTTCCATATCTGGTCTTGCTCTATCCGCTTCTCTCGATCTTTCAACATTGGAAAGAACGGTAGGAACTCGCGTCGGCCTAAGAGTTCACATAACTTGTACACCGTGTAATAATAATTCAGGAAATTTACACGGTCATCCGGACAAAACTTCGCATAAGGACCTTGAATCTCCAT